GTGGCCAAGGGTTCGAGCCCCTTACTAGGTATTGCCCGTGTGACGCAATTGGATAGCGTGTCAGACTTCTAATCTGAAAGTTGCGGGTTCGAGTCCCGCCATGGGCTTTTTTTAAAACAAATTTTTTAATAAATGCATAATAACATTTATTAAAAAATATAATTATTAAAAAATATAAACATAATTCATGTATATAAATCATTGTAATAAAAAAAAGAAAACTTACATAATGATTTATACATATAAAAATGAAGTAAATAGTATAAATAATTTTAAATCTTATGATGATTATTTTAAATATAATTCATATAGTTTCAATGATTTTTTAAAAGATATACATAATTTATTTATAAGTAAATTTTATAAATATAAAATAGGTGCAAAATTAAGCCCAGATTCAATAGAACAAAAAATTATATATTTTAATCCAATAAATGGAAACGATAAATACACTTTAAACATAAAATCTTTAAATCATATCAACGTGGAAGTTCCATTAAAAAATAGCAATTATTATTATACAACAATACACGATAATATTATAAATGCTTATTATTATTTAAATTTACATTTACAAAAATAAAAAATAAAAAATAAATATTATTTTTATTTTATAACCTCATATTATAAAATAAAATGTCATCATCAAAAACAGTAAAAGTAACAGAAGTAAATACTTCGATGGTAAATACTTCAATAATAAAATCAAATAATATTTATAATAGTACATTAGAAGCAATAAAAGAAAAAGTATCACTAATAACAATACGACCAAGCACATTATATTTAATAATAAAACATGTAATGGAAGAAGTAGAAAAAACACCAATTAAAGGTCCAGAACAAAAAGAAATGGCATTAAAATTAATTAAAGCATTAATAATTGATTTAACAGAAAATGAAGATGAAAAAGTATTATTAGATTTATTAAATGACGGAACAATTGCTAATTTTATGGATTTAATAGTAGATGTATCAAAAGGAAAAATAAATATTAATAAAATATCAAAAGTTTCATTTGGATGTTTTAAAAGATGTTATCCATATTTATGTAAATCAAAAAAATAGAAAAATCACAAGAACAACAAGAACAACAAGAACAACAAGAACAAAAAGAACAAACAAATCTAAAAGTCACAATAATCAGCCCAAATAATACCAATCAACGGCTTAGTCCCTTTGCCCCAAACAATATCAGCCAAACAATAATCATCACAAGTTTCGCAATCATCCGAATAATCGTCACAAAGCACTGCAAATGTATTCAATGATTTAATTGGCTTAGCATTTGCATCAATATTTTTAAAAGACACAAATGCACGTGGTTTATCAATAGAAACTTTAGCAACATAACCAATTTTGCAATATTTTGATGTATGCCCAAAATAATGACAGTTCAAACACTTTGTATTGAGAAGAACGGGGCAAATAGTATTGCCTGCACTATCCCTAACATTGTGTCCATTATAGTTGGAATTGTGGGAATCAAAGCAAACTTTGCAGAACATTATTTAAAGTATTTTTCTTGTTTTGTTTGTTTGTTTTGTTTTTCTTTAACTATTGTTATAGTTTTATACAATTAAAGATTAAAAATTATTCTAATCAATTTTTTAGAGAACCCCCAAACCTTAAAATAAAATATAAATTTATACAATAGAATCATGGTTACAAGTTTTAACAAATGATTTTGTTTGTTGTTCAATAATAATATTTTTCATATTTTTATTACTATTATATTTAATATTTACATTATCATTTTTGTTAATATTTACATTATCATTTTTGTTAATATTTAAATTTGTTTCATTAGTCCCAGTATGTGTATCTTTATCATAAAACGAAGAAAAACACAAAGAACAAAGCCAATAGAAACAGCAGCAATAATATTTGAAAAAATAATTAATTAAACAACCAAAAGTAGGCATATTTTCTGTAATATTTTTTTTAGAAACCAAATCTTTTTTATATTGTTTATATCTATTGTAATAATGAGCCAATTCTTCATCATTTAATCCATTTTTAAGATTCTGTTCATTAAAATCCAATATTTCTTCCATTAATGTACCTCTAACCGGGTCAAGTTTATAATCACGAGGAAGACAACAATCAATTGGTAAATTACAAAAAGCAAACATTTTTTGAAAACAAATAGGGAAACAATCAAAAATAAAAAAATTAATAAAATATTTACTTCTAAGTTGTGCATTAATAATTTCTTGACAAAATAATTTATCAATCATAATATATGCAGTTTTCAAGTAAATAATATTATTAATATATTTTTTTTTGGCAATATTAAGTTGTGAAATCCGTAATTTAATACGAATAGATTCTTTATCATCAAGTTGACATGTTCTAAAAATAGCATATAAAAGTCGTATTTCATTTTTAATATTTTTAATATTAGTAATAGTTTTAACTTTATAATCACTAATTTTTTTAATAAGTGAAAAAATATTAGTATTGTAAATAATTGGATATTTTAATCTTATTTTGCGAGGTATTAAAAATTGATTTGTTTCTTTAATTTCAGTAATTTTTTCTTCAATATCTTTTATTTTTTTTCTTAGACCATTTAAATACTTCAATTCCAGTTTATTATATTTTGAATTAATTTGATTATTTAATTCATAATTCAAATATTTATCAAAAACTCTATTCTGTTTCTGATTCTGATTCTGATTCTGATTCTGATTCTGATTCTGTTTCTGTTGAGAAAAATTTGTTTCTTCATTATCTGATTCGCTTTTATTATTATTTTGTTTATTAAATAAATAATTATATTTATCATCATTATCAGACGAATTATAAGTACTATCACAATTTGAATCCGCTTTATAAAGATTTTTTAAATCAGGGTCATTATCGCTATCATTATTAAATTTAAAATTATTATTATTATTACATTGTTGTTGCTTATAAAATACTTTTTTTCTATAATTACTATTGAATAATAATAATTTACCAGATTGAAATTCAACAGTAGATTGTAATTTATCATATTGATGTGCAGTAATTTTATATGCTTGTGAAGATGCTTCTAATTTCATAAAACTTATTATAGATAATAAGAAAGTTAAAAAAGCATTTAATCCAGATAAAAGATATCTTCCATTAACAGAACATTCAAATGGTGATTGTGCTGCACTACAAAATGTAGTAATAGCAATGGCAGGAATCATCAAAATATATAGTCTCATTAAAATAAAATTAGAAGCCTCCATATATATAATTTTCTGTCCTTTCAAATAACTGGCTAAAATATCAAGAGACGAAGAATACCGATCAGAAAATTCTAATTTATAATATCTATCAATATGTGCTTTAACGTCATTATACGATAATTTTTTATATTTAATTCTATTCTTATCATCATAATCATAATCATTTTTATTATCTTCATCATTTGAAATACTAGAATCACTTGGTTCAGTTAAATAATCATTTTTAAAATCATTAATTGAAGAAGTTGTTTTTGTATTAATTTTATTACTACTGGCGCTTGGTAGTAAATTAGATGAATATATATTAGAATAATTTTGTTTATTTATTTCTGATAAATTACAAAGTTCTATATTATTTTCATTATTTTCATTATTTTCATTATTTTCATTATTTTCTAATAAAATAATATCATTATAAATATTATCAGATATATCATATAAAAAACAATTCATATAGAAAGATTAGAATATATAAAGATTAAAATATATTAAATACTAATTATTTTTTTATTTTAATTTCCAGTAGAACCAAAACCACCTACACCACGAGTAGTATTCTTACCTAAATCACTAATATTATCTACAATAACAACTTTCATAGGATATTCTAAATTAGGAGGACATAATTGAGTATAACGTTCTCCATGTTTTAATACAAAATTATTTGACCCAGAATTAATATCAGAATTATTAATATTATCAAAACAAGCTTTAATATTTCCCCTATATCCAGAATCAATAATACCAACACTATTGGAAAGCCTTAATGGTGTTTTAGAGCCGGTGCTAGACCTACAATATAAATAATATCCAACATATCTTTCAATTCCATTTATACAAACTTTCATAGCACATTGAATTTTATAATCAACAATTATAGATTGACAACTTTTGCTTACAATAGATTCTGTATTATAAAGATCAAATCCAGCATCAAAACAAAAATCTTCAGAAGTAGAATTTTCAGTATTTTTTGCTTCTAAATATGCGTCAACAAGTGCATTTTTTTTATGCGCATCATTTTTATATAATGTTATAATTTTAGAATTAACATCATGATTAATATAAATATATAATTTATAATATTTTAAGTTGCTAACAGAAACTCCAGAAACATTATTAGTAGCAATATTTCTATAATAATTAGTATATTGAGTGCTATTAATATAATCCATTAGTTCACTATTATGATAATAATAATAGAGTGAAGATTTTAAATTTTGAGAAACAGATGCACCCATAATATTTATTTATTAATACAAAAATAAATAAATATTTTTTTAATATCAATTTTTATATTTATTTTTAAGTTTTTTTAAATGTTTTTGTTTCCGTTTACGCGTTAAACATTATATTCTTTCTTTGGATTTTTTTTTCCAAGTTTTACATGGAAGTTTATTCATGTCTCTTGCTAATTTATCTAATTTTTTATCTATAATTTTATTTTTTATATTATTTAAAGTAATATTTAAATAACGATTCAAAAACATTTATATTTTAAAAATATTATAATTAAATTTTATGTAAAAAAAAATTGATACATAAATATATATTATATAAATTATATAAATTATATAAATTATATAAATCAAATAATTTAAACAATAAAATGATTAGCACAAAGGATATCATGTTTATCAATAGTGCTGCAAATGAAGCACAAAAGTCTCCTGTTTTGATGAGGCATGGTGCTGTAGCAGTAGCAAATGGTAAAATCATGGGACGAGGACACAATCATTATAGGACACATTCAAAAGATGATTTTATTTCAAATACTTGTACGTGTCATGCCGAAATCGCTTCATTGCGTAATATGTTTCATTCTTGCTCAACGAATACATCTGGAAAACACGGGAATAGTATAAAAGTCGGTCAAGAATAGTTCAATTATAACAAATAAAAACAAAAATCTAGAAGAAGTTAGAAAACTTTTAAAAAAAACAACAATATATGTTGTTAGATGTGATAATAAAAATAACTTACAGGATTCTGCACCATGCCAGAATTGTCTAAACACAATAATAGATTTAAATATAAAACGTATTGTTTTTAGTTCAAAAGACAATACATTTATAAGCGAAAATCCCAAAAACATAACATTAAATCATGAAAGTGCGGGAAATAAATTTATAAATAAAGAAAAAAACAAAAACATAAACAACAAAGAAAACATAAGTCCAAAAAAAAATAAAAAAATCTAACAAGCAATTACTTTAGCATCAGGTGGATTATAAGAACAACATTTTTTCTTTTTTAACATATAAACATCATAACCAACTACATAAGCATTAACAGCAGTAAGATCTTTGGTAATATTACATTTTTTAGAATCTTTAGAATTATTACTACAAGTATTCATATTTTTAAGCTGTTCCTTATAATTAGATCTATCAACAACACATTTAGCACGTTCTATTTTGCTACTGGAATCTTTATTTTCAGATCTAAAATGTTTATTAAATCCGGCGCTAGAAACAACATTACAAAAAGAAGAATCATTTGTATTAACAGTATAAATATCGTTATCATATTGTTCTTGTAATTTAATATTTACTTTTTTATAACAATCAAAAGAATTAACAGGATTACAAACAATTTTATTATCAGATTTAAGACGTGTTTGAAATAACCCTTTAGTATTTTTAACACTTACACTAGTATTTTTATTAAGACCAAGATTAGTAGTCATACTAATATTACTAAAAGGATCGTGACTAAAGTTACTATTAGGATTTCCAACATAATAATGGTTAGCATTTCCATTTAGTGAAAAAGTAGAACCTTGACTAACTCCGTGTGCTCCTGCATTATTAAATTTATTACCATATTTTTTTTTCATGGTGGAAGCTCCCCCACCATTATTATAATAATTATTAACATTATAACTAACATTTGTTTTATTATTATTAATTCTAGAATTACGATATTTAATACCCAACATTATTATAATAAAAGAAAAAAAATTGAAAAGAAATTTTTTAATTTTTAAAATGATTATAAAAGAAAATATTAAAACAGTCTTATTATTTTAATAATAATAGGATAATAGGATAATAAGAATATAATATAATAAAATAAAATATGAATATTCATAGTAATTTTGCATCGGCATTATTAAGAGCAAAAATAAAAAAAGAAGAAATTAAAAAACCAACTACGTTAACTGAATTATCTAATAATGGATGGACAATCTTAAAAAGAAATAA